CGCCGCCCACGCTTGGCACTGGCTGGGCGGCTGGCAACCGACCGCGCTGCCGCTGTACTGCAGCCTGCACGATGTCACCGATCTGGACCTGCTCACCGAGCTGTTGCTAGTCGTCCGAAAGCACACGTCCCATGGCGAACACTGACGCCCGCGTTGTCATCACCGCCGAAGATCGGGCCACCCGCGTCCTGAAAGGGATTCGCGGCTCTATCGACGGCGCGGTTGCCGCGTTCGGCCAGCTCGGTGCAGCAGGAGCGGCGCTTGGCGCTGGTGCGGCGCTTGCCGGCTTGCGCTCGCTAGTCAGCTCAATCGATGACCTGGACGAGGCCGCGCAAGGGCTAGGCATCACGGCGGTGCAGTTGTCCAACCTGCGGCAGGCCGCAGGCGAAGCGGGCATTGGTGCCGAGGCGTTTGGCACCGCTCTTACGCGGCTTAACGTCCGCATCGGCGAGGCGGCCACCGGCAACGAGGACGCGATCCGCCTTTTCAGGGCGCTGGGCGTTGCCGTCAAGGATGCCGGCGGCGAGATCCGCCCGGCCGATGCGGTGCTGCGTGATCTGGCCGCACGCTTTCAGGCGCTGGACGACGGCCCGGCCAAGGCGGCGCTGGCGGTCGATCTCTTTGGCCGCGCCGGTGCCAAGCTGGTGCCGCTGCTCAACCAGGGCGCCGATGGGCTGGAGCGCTTCAGCGGCTTGACCGATGAAACCGTCAAGCAGGCCGCCCGCCTGCAGGGCGAGCTCGACAAGCTGGCCAACTCGTGGGAGCGGCTCAAGTTCTCCATCGCCGAGCAGGCGGTGCCGGCCGTCAACACCGCCATCGATGTGTTCCGCCGGCTGGACTTTGCCAAGATTGCCGAGCAGCTGTTCCAGCCGTTGGGCATCGGCAAGGCCACGCAAGAGCTGCGCCGGCAGATCGTCGCCGCCAAGGCGGAAACGGAGCAGTACGCGCGCGCCGTGGCTGAAGGCGCCAAGGTCAGCGGCGCCGAGGCGGTGGCCCTGCAGGGCAGCTCGCGCGCCGTGCTCGAAAACGCCCGAGCCAAGGACGTTGCAACCAAAGCCACCGTTAAGCAGGTCGACGCGCAACGTCAATTGCTGACCGAGTATGAGAACAACGTCGCCATCCTGCGTGACGCGCAGCGCCTCCAGCGCGAAATCGACCAGGCCGTCGCTGAGCGCGAGCAGCGACTCGCCAACCTCACCGGCCGCAGCGCAGCCGAGCAGCAAGCGCGCGACCTGCAACTGATTGATGATGCGCTAATTGAGGGCACGATCAGCCTGCAAGAATATGATGCTGCGTACACCCGCATCTTCGGTCTCAACAGCGAGGTCAGTCAGGGTATCGAAAAGCAGAAAGACGGCCTTGAAGGGCTGGCCCTGACATTTGCCAGCAGCGTCGGCGCGTTCATCGAGCGTGGCGGCAGTGTGCGCAGCTTCTTCGAGGCGTTGCTGCAAGACCTCCTAAAGCTAACCACGCAGCTCCTGATCGTTAAGCCGTTGGCTGAGGCCTTGAAAGCTGCGTTCAGTGGTGGCGGCGGCGTCGGTGGCAGCATCAGCAGTTTGTTCGCCGGCTTCTTCGCCGACGGCGGCTTCATCCCGCCCGGCCGGTTCGGGGTGGTCGGCGAGCGCGGGCCTGAGCTGGCCTTCGGTGGCCGCAGCGGGCAGACCATCAGCCCGATGGGCGGCCCCACCATCAACATCAACCTGCCGCCCGGCAGCAACGTTACCCGGCAGACGGCCAACCAGATCGCCGGTGCCGTGTCGCGCCAGCTCGCTATAGCCAACCGCCGCAACGGGTAGCCGAATGAGCTTCATGGAACTCCCGCGCTTCCCCGAGCGCATCAGCGTGCAGGCCAGCGGTGGACCGGGGTACAGCACCGATATTGTCACCGTGCGCGCTGGGTTCGAGAGCCGCAACATCAACTGGTCTCAGTCCCGCGCGCGCTTTGATTTGTCGCATGCGCCCCGCACCGAGGCGCAGAAGGACGAGCTGCTCGCCTTTTTCCGCATGGCGCGCGGTGCAGCCTACGGATTCAGGTACAAAGACTGGGCGGATTTTCGCGCGACCCACAGCAACGGCGTAATGCGTGGTCTCGTCGGTACGGTGGAGCAGGGCACGGCCGGGCAGGGCTTCGGCGTTGCAACCTATCAACTGTTCAAGCGGTACGGCAGCGGCGCGTTCGCGGAAGACCGCCGCATTCGCAAGCCGGTGCCCAACACGGCGGCGGTCTTGCGCAACGGTGCCCCGGTCACGTTTGGCACGCTCGCCGGGCAGGCGACACTAGACAACACCACCGGCGTGCTCACGTTTGTCGCTGACCAGACACGCACCGTCAGCAGCCACATCGTCGGCGCTACACACCAGCTCACACTAGCCAGCGCGTTTTCGCCCAATTTGGTCTTGGGCGGCCGCGTCTGGGTGACCGGCGTTACCGGCACCGCGGCCGCCGTGCTCAACAATCGCAGCCACTCGGTCACTGGCGTAAGCGGCGCCGTCGTTATTTTGGGCACTGCCACTAGCGGTCTTACGGCCACTGGCGGCGAAGCCAGATTTTTCCCACAGCCGACCGAGACGCTGACGTGGTCTGGCGAGTTTGACGTGCCGGTTCGCTTTGAGTCCGACGAGGCTCGCATCCAGATTATCGACCGCACGCAATCCGAGCTGCTGTACGCGTGGCAGACGCAGCTCGTCGAGGTGCGAGTATGAAGACCCTGTCCACTGGTCTGCAAGAACATCTCGCGCAAGAGGTCACCACCCTGCGCACGCTGGTGAGAGTCACGCGCCGCGATGCGCAGGTGTTCGGCTTTACGGATTCTGACGACGATATCGAGTATCAGTCGGTCCTATACCGCGCGCGCAGCGGCGCCAGCGGATCTGCCGTCGTATCGGGCGCCGACCTGTCAACCGATAATCTTGAGGTGCTGGGCCTGCTGTCTGGCAGCGACATCACCGAGGCGGACTTAGAGGCTGGCGTGTGGGACGCCGCGCAGGTGATTGTGTCGCAGGTCAACGTGGCGAACTTGTCGCAAGGCGAACTAATGCTGCGCGTCGGACAGTTTGGTGAGGTCGAGCGCGCCAACGGCACTTGGCGAGTCGAGGTTCGCGGCCTTACAAACACGCTGCAGCGGACCATCACTCGCACGTACCTTCCGACCTGCGATGCAGACCTGGGTGATGCGCGCTGCGGCGTCAACCTGACCTCGCGCACTCAGAGCAACACCGTCGCAACTGTGCTTAGCGCGCGGCAGTTTGTTAGCCCAACCCTGCCTGGCGCTGCCGGTGTGTACGCTGGCGGCCGCCTGACCTGGACCAGCGGCGGCAACGCGGGCCGTCAAATGGAGGTGCTCAACAACGACGGGGCGGGCGGTGTTCAGCTCGTTCTGGACATGCCGGTACTCATTGCCGTGGCTGACCAGTTCACGGTCGTTGAGGGTTGCAACAAGACGACTAATCACTGCGCCAACAAGTTTGGCAATGTCGTCAATTTCCGTGGATTCCCACACGTGCCCGGCGTCGACAAGACGTTGCGCTACGGGGGCAGTTGATGAGCGTGACCTCGCAACAGGTTGTGGCTGCCGCTCGCGGCTGGCTGGGCACGCGCTGGCAGCATCAGGCCAGCGTCAAAGGCGTGGCGTGCGACTGCGTGGGCCTAGTGGCCGGTGTGGCGCGCGAGCTGGGACTGCTGCACGCCGACCTGCCGCCCTACGAGCGCACTGCCGACGGGGCCACGCTCACCCGGCTGTGCGCGCAGCACATGCGACGCGTGCCGCTGCCCAGCCTGCAGCCGGGCCACGTAGCCATGCTGCGCTTCGAGGCCTACCCCACGCATCTCGCAGTAGTGGGTGACTACGCCCACGGCGGCCTGTCCCTCATTCACGCCAGCGCGCCCGCGCGTCGCGTTATCGAGCACCGGCTCGACGACCTGTGGTGGTTTCGACTGGTCAATGGGTTCGAGCTGCCGGGCGTGGAGTACGTATGAGCGACGCCGCGGCTCGAAGTGGGCTCACGCTGATCGGTCAGTCTGCCGGGGCGGCTATCGGCGGACCAATCGGCGCCGCCGTCGGCGGCGCTATCGGTAACGCGGTAGGCTGGTGGTTATTCCCCGAGCAGATCACCGCCGAGGGGCCGCGCCTGTCCGAGCTGACGGTGCAGGCGAGCACCTACGGCGTGACCATCCCGGTCGTGTACGGCCAATGGAGATTGACCGGAAATATCATCTGGGCGGCGGACATCCGAGAGACGCGCCAAGAGCGTGATGCAGGCGGCAAGGGCGGCCCGCAGCAGACGCAGGTCTCTTACACCTACGATGCGAGTTTCGCCGTGGGCCTATGCGAGGGTCCAATCGCGGGCGTGCTGCGCATCTGGGCCGACTCGCGCTTGGTATATGACGTGAGCGCCACCGCAGACGCCGAGGCGGTGGCCGCCAGTATCAACGTGGGCGACGTGATCACCGTCTACACCGGCACGCAAACGCAAATGCCGGACCCAACCATTGAGGCCGCGCTCGGCGTAGGCAACGTGCCCGCCTATCGCGGCCTGGCCTACGTCGTATTCCGCGATTTTGCCCTCGGTGACTACGGCAACCGGATACCCAATCTGTCTTTCGAGGTCATCGAGAACGGCGACCTGGAGCCCGGCTTTAGGGTGCTGGACGTGGCCGCGCCCACCGAGCCGCTGTACCGACTTAACGCCGCGCCACTCCGACAAGACCCGATCATCAGCACCTTTGGCGGCGGCATCATCCGCGTGCTGAGCTCGAGAAATATGGGGCAGACCCGGCTGTACGAGGTGACCGGCGCTTACATCGGCGCCACCTCAGCTTCCTACGGCGAGTCCAACCTGCCGCCGTTTGGCGTCCTCAATGACCCGCCGAACGGGTTTTATTGGGGTGGCTGGCAGCTCGGCGAGTCCGGTTACACGATCTTCAACCACTTCTCGCAGGACTCGCCCGAGCGCTTTCTGCGCATTGACAACGTCAGCGAGTCAATCCAGAGCCTCGAAACAGGTACGCCGATTCAAGGCCTGGAGTTGGCCGGTCTTGTCGCATGCGTTGACTGTCTGCACTACGTGGTTCTCACTACGTCAAATGTCCCGACGGTGACCAACTGGTATCTGTTCCGGTGGAACGGCGTGGGGCCGGAGCTGGTGCGCAGCGGTACGGTCGAGGCCGTGAATGGCGAGGATTGGCTGACGTTCGGCGTCTCTCCGGTCAATCAATTCAGCGGCCACCGGGGAGCCTCCATGCTGGAGTCCGACCTCACGCACCTGTGGGTCTATCTCGGAGACGGTGATCTCGCGGTCTACAAGCTGGACCGCGACAACGTGATGCGCCGCGTGTTGCTGTTCGATGGCTCGACCGCCCGTCGGCCGCGCTTGGAGTTTGTTACCGCCGGCGTAGGGCTCAACGCCGACCGCGGGCTGTGCTGCGTGCTCGGCACGACCGAACTTGACGTCACCCGCATCTACATGTACAGCCGCCTGACCGGCGGCAGCACCGGAACGCGCACGGTCTCGCAGGTGATTAATGGCCTGTGTCAGCGTGCGGGGCTGACGGTCGGCCAACTCTCCTCGTCCACGTTAACTGACCCGGTCATCGGGTATGGCGTCAGTCAGCCGCAGACTGCGCGCTCGGCTATTGAAGCGCTTAGCCGCGTGTACCCGTTCACCGGCGTCGAGAGCGGCACGCAGTTGAGGTTTGCCGGCCGCAACAGCGCCGCGGTGGCGACCATCAACGCGGACGATCTGGGCGCCACGGCCGGCGATGATGCTGTCGATCTCGTAGTCTCCACGCGCGCGCAGGAAACCGACCTGCCGGCCCGTATGACACTACGCTACCCGGCCGTTGATGCAGACTATCAAGTCGGCGCGCAAAGCGCGCGCCGCATGATCACCGGCAGCGAGCAGGTGCTCGAGTTGGATATCCCGGTCGCCCTGACAGACCAGCGCGCGGCAGAGGCGGCGCAAGTGTTGCTGTCTGAGGCGTGGGTCGCCCGCAACCAGCGTCAATTTGCGACCACGCGCAAGTGGGCCGCGCTGGAGCCGGGCGACGTGGTCAACCTGGCGCTGCCGCAGACCACTTACACCGTGCGCATTGTGCGCAAGAGCGAGGCTGGCGGACTGGTGCAGTGGGAGGCAGTTGACCATTCCAGCGCGGCGTACACAACGAGCGTAGTAGCGGGGCAGACTCCGCCCGGCGTGCCCGTAGGCCTGCCAGCCGTTACGCAGTGCGAGATCATGGATCTGCCGCCTCTGCGCGACAATGATGACGACGGTGGCGTGTACGCAGCGGTCGTCCCAATCAGTGGCCGCCGCTGGAACGGCGCGCTCATTGAGCGGCGGCCCATCAACGTCGCTACCTGGCAAGCAGTAGAGACCGTCTATTCGGGCGGTACACTCGGCTGCATGGTCACGGCGCTGCCGCCGTTCTCGGGCGGCAACAGGTGGGACCAGTCCAGCGAGGCGCAGGTCGAGATGCTATCCGGCGCGCTGTCCAGCGTAACAGAGCTGGCTGTGCTCAACGGCGCTAACGCCGCGCTGATCGGCGACGAGATTGTTCAGTTCCGCGAGGCAACGCTGCTCAGCGGCACGACCTACCGGCTACGCGGTTTTCTGCGTCAACGCCGCGCAACCACCGCAGAGGCGGCAACGCACACGGCCAACGAGCGATTTGTCCTGCTCGATGCTGCCAGCCTGCGGCGGATCAACGTGTCTCTGGGAGAGGTGGGCTACACGTTCGTCTACACGGCCGTCACGCTGGGGGGGCGGCGTGACCTAATGTACCGGCAGACCGTTAAACACACCGGCCGGGCGATCAGGCCCCTGAGCCCAGTGTTGCTTAACGCAGTGCGAGGCGCGGACGACAGGCTGCGTTTTACGTGGACCCGCCGCGCACGGATTAATGCGGGCTGGAACGATTTTGCCGACGTGCCGCTCGATGAGCCAGATGAGCTCTATGACGTTGAGCTCGTTACTAACGACGTTCTCGCTCTCCGATTGCTGTATCTGCCCGACTGGGATCGCCGCGAGGTGGAGTGGACATTAGGCCAGCAGATCGCCGCGACTAACCGGCCGGTGCAGCAGGTGGTGCTGCGTGTGTGGCAGAAGAGCAATCGCGTCGGCCGGGGTGAGCTGGCCGAGGCGGTGGTCAGTGCGCCACTGATGCCGTTTATCCGCGACTGGAACGACAACCTGGTCACCGCACAGACGGTCTTTGGACCCAGTGCCACGCACAGCGTTGTGTCCGGTGTTTTCCAGCTCACCGCACTCGGCAATGGTTGGAGCCGCCTGGATCAGCCGTACTCGGTGTCGGACTTCCAGCTCGAACTGGACGTTATCACCAGCGGGTCCGGGTTTGCGGGGGTCGTGTACCGCACGACGGGTTGGTCCGGCAGTGGCGGCATGTACGCTTACCTGGTGACCATTTTCAGCGCGGCCGGAGGGATCAACGTCACGCTCTACCGGGGCACCAACTCGGCCGCAGGGGGCGCCGATACGACGGTGTCTCAGGTGTTCGTGCCGGGTCCGTCAACGGGCACATTTCGGCTCGCGGTCGCGGTCACCGGCAACACGCACCAGGTCAGCGTCAACGGCCTGCTGCGCATCAACGCCGTCGACAGCATTTTCCCGTCTGCAGGTCAATTCGGTCTTTATGCATTTGCCGCCACCATGCAATTCGACAATCTTCGCATCAACTACTAAGGACACCCATGGCCGACAGCAGCGGATTCAGCTCGCCCGACTTCATCGCCGAAAATCAGGCGCAAAAAGAGGTCACGGCCAACGGCTTTTTCGACGCGGGCAGCCCGGCGATTTTGTTCGGCCGCCGCGTATCGACCTCCGGATTGCTAACCTGGGGATTCTATGGCGGCGAGTTGCTCGTCGACGGCGTGCTCACGGCGATCAACAACGGTTCCGTCTCGCTCACCGTTAGCGCCACCAATTTCATCGAGGCGACGCGCGCAGGCGCGGTCAGTGCTAACACCACTGGATTCACCGCCGGCCGCATCCCGTTGTATGAGGTGGTGACCAACGCAACAACCACCACGTCCTGGACCGACCGCCGCGCATGGGTCCAGCCTGCACACGTTGCCGGCCTGCTCGCGCGCGCGATGGCGACCGACGCCAACATCACCCTGACTGCCGCCGAGGCGCGCAACCAGATCCTGCGCATTACCTCCAGCGTCAGCCTAACTGCCACTCGCAACGTGGTCGTGCCGCTTGCGCCGCAAATCTGGGTCGTGGACAACAGCACAACCGGCGGTCAGTCCCTGCAGTTCATCGGCGCAACCGGCACTGGCGTGACTGTAGCCAATGCGCGTCGCGCGGTGATATTTGCGGACGGAACGAACATTGTGCGCGCCAGTCCGGATCAGGCGTAAATTCCCGCTTGCGCATCCTATCCACGAAAGGTCCATCATGATGACTCGACTCCGGCGCTGGCTTGCGTCAAACCTGATCCGGCTTGCATATCGCGTGCGGCCAGCTCCAGACACAGTGTCCTCCGCGACGCGCGGTCTCGGCGGCCCCGGTGCTGCAGATGCTGCCGCCCCGCGCAAGTTGACCGCGCAATCGACGCGCGGTCTCGGCGGCCCCGGTGCTGCGGACGATTGACGCGCGCATAGCGCTGTGCGTCGCAGTCGCTGTATTGACTGCCGCAGACCTGCCTCACGTCGTCGCGGCGCAGTGGCCGGACGCTGAGGCATGGCGCATCGCGCGGCGCGCAAAATACGTAGCGGACGGAGCGGCGCACGCGCTGCTGCTCGCCGTAGTGCTGTACCTGTCTCAACAGGTCATGCGCGGCCGGGCGCTGATCGTCTGCGCCGTCGCGGTGCTGTACGGCGCGGCGCATGGCGTCATGCAAGCCGCCTGTGGATACGCGGCATACTTCATGGACCGACCCGCGGTGCGCG